CTGCTTTAAAGCATCGGTTAACAATGCTGCAGCATTTGGAAAGCCGGTTAATTCGTTGTGGTCGGTGGCTAATGCGAGTACAGTTTTTCGGGGAGGAAATAACGATCCTGCAAACGACGCGCTTGAAAAAGGCTTTTTGGGCAAACCAAGAACCTATTTATCGCGCACATCATTCCGTACTTATTCGCAGAACCAGGGAACGGATTACGGGCTGATTGACTACGATACGCATAACGCTTTGTTTATGCTGTTCATCACCAAATACGCAACCTTGCATTCACAGAAAGCAATCAGCGCAAAAGTTAATGGGTATTATGCCGGCGGACTTGGAGCCGGTTTAACTACGGTCGTTTCAGCCGATTGGAATACATATAATGGGTATTATCCGCTTGTAAAATGCGGTTTGAACTTAGGGCTTGGCTTGACAGACGGTGAGGTGAGTAAGTTAATTGCCGGATTTAACGCCACCGGTGACATAACCGTAAAGCAGAATTCATTTTTAGGTATAGAAGGTGTTTTTGGAGATATTTTAGAGTGGGTACAGGGGCTTAATCTGATAAAGCAGACCGTTGAACAGGGAGGCAAAAATATTGCCTACGTGTATCCTCCAAATGTGTACGAAGATGTCGTTTCGAATAAGTATATACGACAATTTGAATTCGCGACAGCAGCTTCGAATTACATCCGGAACATGGTACTTGGACCGTACTTTGACACAATGCCAAAAACAGTTGGGAACGGTGCCAGCTCTTCAACCTTTGTTCCTGACTATTATTACAATGATCAGGTTACTGGTGGTCGGGTGCTGGCTCGCTCTGGTACTGCTGGTTCGACTGCGGGTCTCGCGTACGCGTATACGGCTTTCACGGCCGCGAATTCGTATGCGTATTACGGCTCTCGCCTTGGCTTTTATGGGCGCGTGCGCCCCGGATTGTAAAAATATTGAAGGTTGCATGCACTCGTCGGGTGCTGGCTCGCTCTGGTAATGCGAATAATGGTTCGAATGCGGGTCTCGCGTACGCGAATACGAATAACACGGCCGCGAATACGAATGCGAATTACGGCTCTCGCCTTAACTTATTGATGATGATTTTAATTGTGCATGGACCTTGCCTCTTGGCAAAAAATATAATAACTCAAAACGTGTCTGGTAGCCGGTGACGGTGAAGGGCACAGATTGATAAGCCAAAAACGATGAAAAGAGTAGGTAATTTATACGATCAGATCTGCGACATGGATAATATCCTTTTAGCCGACGAAATTGCCAGGAAAGGCAAAAAAACCGGTATGGGATCGATATACATGACCGTGATCGTGAAGCAAATATTCAAATGCTCCATGACGATCTTGTCGCCTCAAATTATCATACTTCTGAATATTTCATATTTCAAATGATTACCGCCGCTGGCAAGGTTAGGGAAATACATCGCTTGCCATACTTTCCAGACCGCATCTGTCATCACGCAATTATGAATGTGCTGGAACCTCATTTTGTAAACACATTCATTCGTGACTCTTATTCGTGTATTAAAGGCAGAGGCATCCATGACGGCGCGAAGAGGGTGAGAAAAGCATTAGCGGATGCAGATGGAACAAAATACTGTCTAAAGCTTGATATAAGGAAGTTCTTCCCCAGTATCGATAACCAGATCCTTAAAAACTTGCTGCGCCGTAAATTTAAAGATTCCAGTTTGCTGTTTCTACTCGATGAGATAATCGACAGTGCGGAAGGCGTTCCCATCGGTAACTATTTGAGCCAGTATTTTGCCAATTTTTATTTAAGCTACTTTGATCATTGGATTAAAGAAAAAAAGCAGGTAAAATATTATTTCCGGTATTGTGACGATATGGTTATCCTATCAAGTGACAAACAGTATTTACACTATTTAAGAAAAGAAATACAGGATTATTTGCTTGGTAACTTAAAACTTTCAGTAAAGAAAAACTGGCAGGTTTTCCCAGTCGAAAGCCGCGGTATCGATTTTCTTGGCTATGTGTTTTTTCATAGTCATACCAGGCTGAGAAAGTCTATCAAAAAGAATTTTGCAAGAAAGATAAAACATGCTGTCGGCCTCAGAAGAGTCGAAATTCTTGGCTCATACAAAGGCTGGTGCATGCACGCCAATTGCGTAAACCTCTATAAAAAATTAACAGATATGAATCTTTTTAGCGACCTAGGAATCACGGTTGATTCTGCACCCTTTGGAGGCGAAAAGATTAAAATCAACCGAATTGTAAACAAAGAAATCGAGGTGCTCGACTTTGAGTTAAATGAAAGCAAGTACCAGGCTGGTAAAAACCGCAAATGTTTGAAACTTCAGATCCGGTTTGAAGGCGAATTACGCGTCCTATTCACCGGATCAACCATTTTAATTCAAACGATGCAAAAGGTTAAAAAGGAAATGCTTCCGTTTCGAACTACAATTGTAGAAGTGAGCGGATATTATCAATTTACCTAAAAAGTAAAATCATGAAAATCAGAAAAGAACAAAGGAACGATTACCCGCCTACAGTCGAAGAAATAGGCCTGGGTAAATGGCACGTTCGTTGGGGCGTACAGGGTCATGTCGAAGAAGAAGGAGACAACCTTACCGCGCACTATGAATACAACGAAGTAACCCTTGATCATCAACCGAGCCAGGAAGAAATAACAGTAATAACCGCTAACTGATTATGCAAATACTGAGGAATGACATCGTTATAGCCGATCCTGTTGTTACTGACGGCGCGTATTGGGATTTTTCCCATATGCGAGACGATTATTTCGTCATTGATTTTCCCTCCGAAACACAGATCGATTTTCAAATTGATGATTATTGCTGGGCATTTAGTGAAAGATTTTCAATTATAGAAAAACCAATACCTACATTTCAGAAGGGCGTTTTTTACTATAACTTCAAGTTGTATAACACATACCGGGAACTTGAAAAAGTTAAGGCATTTCTGTTCGACGGAACCCGAGATTTAACGCAGAGCGACTTTTCTTATACCTGTTCCCCGGCTCAACTAGTTCAGCTTATTGTTAATAATCTTAATGCAATACAAACGCATAACTGGACGGTCGGTGAGGTTGTCATCGGTGATGTTAAAACTATTTCGATATCAAATCAAAACTGTCTCGAGCTGCTTTCTTCAGCCGCTTCCGAATGGCAAACAGAGTGGTATATAAAAGCCTTTACCGTCAATTTAGCAAAGAGAACTTACATTCCTGCGTCTAAAAAAATACTTGATCTTGGGACAGGTCTTAAATCAGCAGAACCGGAACAAGATTCAACAGAGCGCGCAATAACCAGACTGTATGCTTTCGGGGGCACGAAAAACCTACCGGCCGACTATGGATCGGCGAGGCTAAAAATGGATGTACCATTTCTGGAGATAGCGGCTCAGTCTGTTATCGAAGACGTTCAGGTTTTTGATCACATTTACCCGAGACGTACAGGGACCATTTCATCGGTCAGACAGTCCGAGTCAGGAATATATTACTTTACTGATTCAGGGCTGGATTTTGATCCGAATGCCCTGCAGATCGATGGGCTGGCAAAACACATTGTATTCAAATCCGGCGCCCTGGTTGGACTTGACTTCGAAGTCAATTACAAGATACGTGAAGAAGTTGGCGAATTTGAGATCATACAATACCAGGAAGCTTCGGGCGACATTATACCATCCCCTTCGCTTGCACCATCGGCCGGCGATACTTATATCCTTTACAATATTCGTATGCCGGAGACATACGTTATTGCCGCCCAGAATGAATTAAAAACTGAGGCACAGTCTTTCTTCGACGAACACATTCCAAGTAAGAAGGCTTTTAATATTGAACTCGATGACGTGGTATTTACTGCCAATAATTTGACCTTGGAACCCGGCGAGGAAATAACCTTGAAGCATCCATATATTGACGCATTAAAGAACGGTTTAGATATCCGTATAACTCAATTTAAACGATATTTAAATAATCCGAATCGCTTTGATTCCGTCAAGGTCTCTGACACGGTACTGGCAAGTCCAATAACTTCAGTTCAAAATAAACTTGATGATATCGAAAATGTAATTGATAAGTCTGGACTTTCAAATATAAGTTGGTTGCGAAGAAGCTGGCGGGATGCTTCGGAAACAATCAATTTTGTCGAAAAATCTCTTCTTCATTTTTCTGAGTCGATTGACCCCATAACGGTCAGAACAATGGCTCTGCTGCTCGGAGATGAATGCCTTCAATACCGGTTTGTAGACAGCATAACAAGCCCTATCCCGGTGGCGCATGATGTTACCTATGATACGGTCACGAAAATACTGACTTCACCCGCGGGGATTATGCAACACATGACCCTCGGAATTGACTCATTGTCTTCATCCCATGCTGCATCTGAATATAAATTCTGGAATGTCGCTCTGTTTGAATCGGCTGCACTGGAAGATCCTGCTAAAAGCTACTACCTGTACATTAAGGCCAGCCGGACCACTACTGATGCAACCTTTATTTTAAGCGAGCCAGCTATCGGGATAGAAGATGACGCCTCTTATTATCACTTCCTGTACGGTGTTCTGAACAGCGAATTCGAAGAGGAGCGATCATTTGCGACAATGTACGGCTATTCTGAGATATTGCCGGGGCAGATGACAACCAGGATCGTTAAATCTCCGGACGGTAAAACATTCTTTGACTTAAGCACAGGAGTCATTCAGGGAATAATCAAGTTTGTCGCACCCGATGGGATTACTATCAAAGAACTGAATCAGATGACGGCTTCAGATTGGGGAGCCGATATTTTCGGAAGTGCTGCTCAGGCTTTGCTCGACGCAATGGCTTATTCTGATTCGCTGAAAGTGATAATCGACGGAGATATTGACGATGTTCTGGCTTCGGTAACTGCTTTGGATACTTACGTCGACGGGGCGTTCCACGATGGGGTTATTTCAGAAGCAGAGGCAAAAAAAATACAGGGATATATCAATACCCTGAATGCAGAAAAAGCGGATGTTGACAACCGGTACACATCGATCTATAATAATGCAGATCTCTACGGAACGAACAAAACCAATCTTGCAACTGCGAAAACAGCTTACGATACAGCGCACACCGATTTGATTTCAGCCATTAACACGGCAATCGCAGACGGAAAAACAACACCGGCCGAGTCCGCTGCTGTTGATACGGCTTTTACCAACTATTCAAGCGCGCTTGCAACGCTTTCAACTCGTTTCGAGGAAGCAGTTAATTTTATCGCATATATCAAGGCTCAGTCAGCACTGGGTGATGCAAATGGTTACACAGACCAGATAGCCGCTTTGAAACTTGATGCGGTTATCAATGGAAAGACCTTCATTGTCGGAGGGTACATCAATACTGATTTTATTGATGCTTCAGCTCTTGTTATTTCTGGCGCGAATATTCCCGACTTGGGCAGTTACGCTGATCTTGTCGGTTCCGCTGCCGCTGCTTTGGCATCCGCTCAGGGATATACCGATGATCTTCGCTTTGAGTCAATGATCAACAGAGGCGCTGTTCCTCTTCAGGATTGGAATCTCATTACAACTATCGGTTTGTACCAGGTCGATTCGAATTCTCAATCAATGGCTAATTTTCCGGCAGGGGCTTATCCATATGGAAT